ATTGCCCTCGGCGCGGGTGACGTGGCGTTCCTCGCCCGGCTGGCTCAAGAGGAGGTGTCGGCCGCGGACGTGCGGGTGGTTGGCGAGCGTGATTTTGCGGTGGGGGATGCCATCCACGTCACGGATGGCCCTTTCCGTGGCTATAGCGGCCCCGTGACGGGCATCGACGATGCGACTGGTAGGCTGCTCGCCGAAATCGACATATTCGGCCGTGCGGTGCCCCTTGAACTAGACTTCAAGTCAGTGGAGCGGGCAGCCTAGCCTTGACTTGACGGATGCGAACGTTAATATTCGCCTCCGATCCGCTGAGAAGCCCACTATGGACCCGCGGTGAGTGAGTGGCCTCGCGCCTGATGCGCTTGAGGCCGAAACTCACCCGCCGCCGGAATTGCCTCTCGGATCTGCCAAGCTCCATCCCGGCCGCCATTCTCCGGAGCCCGCATGTCGCAACGTGCGATTGCTCGTGCTCGTCGTCGTCGCTCTGCCGACTACGCGATTGACTGGACGATGGCGCCACCGACACGCGAGTTCGCCAGCGTCATCAGCGGCGACTTCGACGATTGCCGCTACGACGACGTGCTGCGGCCGGCTCTGCGGCTCAAGGGCACGCTGCGCCTAGGTGGCGATGGCGAGCCCGACAGCCTGACTGATCTCGTTGCCGATAGGCCCGCAGATCGCGGCGGAACGTTCTAATTCTTGCAGGAGCAGGCAGCCATGAACCTCGTCGTCCTGATCCTCCTCATCCTGCTCCTGACCGGCGGCATCGGCTGGTACGGCGGCCCGAACTACGGCGGCTATGGCTGGGGTCCGGGCCTGGGCATCGGTGGCCTGCTGCTCATCATCCTCCTGGTCCTGTTTCTGACCGGGCGCCTCTGACCATGTACGACCCCGACCAGCCGACCCCGGTGTTGCGTCTGGCCGAGACCGCCGAGGCGCGCACCAAGGCATACCTCCGCAAGGCGCTGGAGGAGCCCGCCATCAAGGCCGCCGTCCAAGAGCCTAGCCGGGGGCGCTCCACCGCCGAGCTGCTGGCCGAGGCTGAGCTGGCGATGGAGGAGGCGATCAAGCGGTGGGTGGACGCGCACAACGCCTGGGCGACCGAGCGCATGCAGTCCCGCCCGATCCCTGTGTCCGGCAAGCCTGTCGGTGACGGCTCGATGCGCTACGAGCGCCCGGCCGTGTTCCGCGCCAACGGTCAGGTCGAGCAGTTCTGATGACCCCGGCCGAGGTCCAGTGGCTGCTCCTCCCGGTGTCGTTCACCGTCGCATGGTACGCCTGCGGCCTGGATCTGCTCGCTAAGCGCCTGTGACCCGCCTCGCCAGCCAGATCCTCGGCATCCTCAAGGAAATGCGCGTCCCGCTCTCGGTCGGCGACTTCAAGCACCAGCTCGGCGTCGATCCCGCGGCTGTGATGATCGCGTGTTACGAGCTGGAGCAGGCCGGGCTAATCAAGCAGCGCCTCCGCGGCGTCCGGCAGCGCCCCTATTACGAACTGGTGGTGTAATGGCTGAGCCGAAGCGCGCGACCATCTCCCTCGACGACCTCCGCTCACTCATCCGCGAGGAGCTTCGATCCGAACTCCGCGCAGAACTGCGTTCCGAGTTGCGCCTAGCAATGGCTGAGTGCGTGCTAGAGGACGACGACACAGAGGGCGATGAGGCCCGGCATTGATGGGCAGCGAATGGCTCGTCATCCTCGTTGGCTTCGGTGTCGGCGCTCTGCTGATCGGCGCGTTCGGCTTCGCCTTGCTGGTGAGCCTCCTCGATCTGGATTAACCGCGGATAAGGCCGCGTAGGTGATGGACGCTGAAGATACAGGACCAAAACAGCGCGGCGTTCCGTTCAAGCCTGGACAGTCCGGAAACCCTGCTGGAAGGCCCAAAGGTGCGCGAAACAGGCTGTCTGAGGACTTCCTTCGCGTGCTCGCAGATGACTTTGCTGAGAACGGCGTGGAGGCTATCGAAGCCGCCCGCGTCGAGAGCCCATCGCGCTACATGGCCATCATCGCCTCGCTGATGCCGAAGCAGGTCGAGCTTCAAACCAGCCCGGTCGAGCAACTGACCGATGACGAACTTGAACAGCTCATCGCCCACGTCCGACAGCTTGCTGCTGTTTCTGCAAACCCTAGAGGCCGACAAAGCCCGTCGAGCAGCACGCACTAAGCTCAGCCGGTATAATCCTTATCGGAAGCAGCGGGAGTTTCACGCGGCCGGGCGTACGGCGAGAGAGCGGCTGCTGCTCGCGAGTAACCGCTTCGGAAAGTCGGAGTGCGGCGCCGCCGAGATGGCGATCCACCTGACGGGCCGTTACCCGAGCTGGTGGGATGGCAAGCGGTTTGAGAAGCCCATCCGCGCCTGGGCGGCCGGCGTCACCAGCGAGAGCACCCGTGACGTGGTGCAAGAGAAGCTGATCGGCCCGTCTGGCCGGCGCGAGGATTGGGGGACCGGTTACATCCCGGCAGCGGACCTCGGCGACGTGTCGATGGGGCGCGGTGTGGCGAACAGCATCGACACCGTGTCCATCAAGCACGCGAGCGGCGGGCACTCGCAATTGCAGTTCAAATCCTACGAGCGCGGCCGGGAGAAGTGGCAGGGCGCAGCGCTTGAAGTCATCTGGCTGGATGAGGAGTGCGGCCTGGACATCTACACGGAGGCCCTGACCCGCACGAACGAGACGGGCGGCATCGTGTACATGACCTTCACCCCGCTGCTCGGCTACAGCGACGTGGTGCGGCGCTTCCTCGGTGAGGGGCAATGACCGTCGGCATCGCTGTCACGCGGTCGCATCCTGACCGGGCCGTCATCACGGCGACCATCGACGACGCTGAGCATTTCACTCCGGAGGAGCGCGAGCGCATCGCGGCGTCCTACCCGGAGCATGAGCGCGAAGCCCGGCTGAAGGGCATCCCGGCGCTCGGTTCTGGCCGAGTGTTCCCCATCGCGGAAGAGAGCATCAAGGTCGATCCATTCCAAGTGCCGGCCTACATGCCGCAAATCGTGGGCGTGGATTTTGGCTATGACCACCCTTTCGCTGCGGCGCGCTTAGCCTGGGATCGAGACAACGATATCGTCTACGTCATGGCCGTCTATCGGCAGCGCGAGGCGACACCGCCGATCCATGCGGCTGCCATCAAGGGCTGGGGCGATTGGTTGCCGGTGGCGTGGCCTCACGACGGCCACGCGCATGAGAAGGGCACAGGCATCGCGCTGGCGGCGCAGTATCGCGCGCAGGGCCTTGACATGCTGCCCGAGCACGCCACCTTCGAGGAAGGCGGCTACAAGCTGGAACCGGCCATCTCCGAGATGCTGACGCGCATGCAGACGGGGCGCTGGAAGGTCTTCAGCACCTGCGGCGAATGGTTTGAGGAGTTCAGGCTCTACCATCGCGACGGCGGCCTGATCGTGAAGGAGCGTGACGACGCGATTTCAGCCTCGCGCTATGCCATGATGGCCCTGCGGCACGCGATCACGAAGCCCAAGACGGGCGACTGGCAGGCCCCAGCCACTTCTTGGGTCGTATAGACAGGAACTAGACCACCCATCAGACGTTATACTACACGTCTAGTCAAAGGGTGAGACCGTGGATCCCGTTGTTGTCAGCGAGACCAAGCAGACGTTTAACGGGAAGTCATATTACAGGCGGTCGGCCCGCTACTTTCGGCAGCATGCCAACATCTTGCATCGTGATGTGTGGGCTTATCATCACGGTCCGATCCCGGCAGGGCACCACATCCATCACATCGACGGCGATCGAGCGAACAACGCGCTCTCAAACCTCGCTTTGATGGATCCGCTGGCGCACATGCGTCATCACCTGAATGCGGAAGACGGCTCGTTGCGGGCCCTGCTTGCCGCACAGGAGGTATGGCGAGAAACGGATGAAGGCAAAGCGCGCATGTCCGAGGTGGGCAAGCGTGTCGCGCACTTCATGCGGCAACCCAAGACGTTCACCTGCGCACACTGCGAAACGGAGTTCCAAACTACGACCTCGTTCGCTCGCTTCTGCTCCAATCGGTGCAAGCAGCGTTGGCGGCTTAAGAATGGACCGCGAGCCGTAGAATACACCTGCACGGTCTGCGGCAAGCCGTACATTGGCGACCGATACGCGCCATCGGTCAGTTGCTCCCGCAAATGCCGTGGTACGATCATTCAGCAGAGCCGGCGCAGCAACGCGGCGAAGATGGTTTGCACCTGATGCCCGCCCGCTCCATTCAGACGTCAATCCAAATGCCGCCATCCAAGCCGCTGCGCTACATCTACGATGGCGACTGGGCTCGCGTGTACGACGGCAACACCGGCCGCTACCTTGGCATGGAGAAGGACGGGCGGTTCCTCTCGCGTCGCAGCCCCCGGCGCTATAGGGTCGCGTGGCCTGCAAGCGCTTGGCAGAGGGTGTGAATGCGCAGCAACTCCACCGGCATCGCCTCGGGCGCCGTCTGGGGCAAACCCTCGCCCGAGGCCGTGATGGTGGATTACGATGCCCTGCCGTTCTGGGCGCGCAAGGTGGTCGCCTACGCCGGTTTTGACGTGGCGGTGTCCGCTGTCCGCCGGGATTGCGAGAGCGGCGTCCTGACAGGGCCTGAGCCTCTGGAGCGGTCTTTGGCCCGCACGTCGGCGCGCATGCACAGCAGCCTGTTTCCGGGGATCAACAGTTTCTGATGCCCGCTCCCCGCTCCGTCCGCCTCCGCGTCACCCTCGAACTGCTCGACGAGCAAGGCAACACCATCATCGCCGCGCCGTCCGATACGTTTGTGACCAACACCAAGCTCTCCATCATCGAGAGCCATCCGCCCGGCCCGCATCTCGACGCCGACAGCAACACGGTGGCTCAGCAGGCGTTTCAGATGTGCCGGGACAGCTACCGGCGCATTGTTATGGCGGTGACGAGCAAGGGGCAGGCGGCATGAGGCTGCCGGCCGAGATTACCGACGCCATCGACAGCCTGATCCTGGCGCTTGATTGGGACGGCCGGAAGCCATTCCGCACGTTGGCCGCAGATGCACAGAAAGCGGCCCAGGACGTGCGCGAGGCGCTTGAGGCGGCAATCGCCCGCTACACGGACGCAGGCGCTTCAGAGGCCGCGGAAGACGCTGCAATCCGGGCGCTGTTGAACGACGACGGGGACGAGTGGTGACGCAACGCGATATCATCGACGTTCGGGCGCCTCGCTCGGCGTTCATTGACATGATCGTGCTGCCGTATGGACCCGTTGCGTGCCCCGCTTCGGTCTCCGCAGCGGCGCGGCGGCATCTATCGCCCAAGGATTTCGACCGCTCGCCGGAATTCCAAACCTACCTTGAGCGCCAGTGCGAGCGGCAGCGCGCGTTCTTCCTCGCGACCAGTGGCGACATCGACGCTCTTGACGACTTCCGTGCCGAGGAATGGGCATGAGCGAAGCAACGCAATACCGCATGACCCTGACCCTCCAGCCGCTGACCGCTGCCGGTGAGCCTGTCGGGCCGACGATCATGCAGGCGCAGACGCTGGCCATCGCCACACGGGCCACGTTTGACCCGTCCCGGCGCATCATCGCCATGCGGGCGCGGGATCTCGGCGACCAGGCGGCGGCCGAGTTCTACGGCGCCCTTGAGCCGTTAGTGACACGCTAGGACCACTCCATGATCCGCAACCTCCTCGCCCTGGCCCTCGTGGCCGGGGTCTTCGGCGTTCTCCAAGCGTAGAGCCGCATGGCCCAGCCGAAACCCGTTTCCGACGCCGAGCTTTTGAGCCTCCTCGATGAGGAGTTCACGAAGGGGATCGCCTTCGCGAACGACCCGGAGAAGGACGAGCGTTCGCGCGCCTTGGACTATTACGACGGGTACATGCCCGATCTGCCGCATGAGCCGGGGCGGTCGGGCATCGTCTCGCGCACCGTGTCGGAGCAGGTTGACCGCCAGCTTCCGGGCCTCCTGCGCGTGTTCAACGGCAGCGAGAAGGTGTTCCTCTACCAGCCGATGCGGCCGGGCGATGAGGCGATGGCCGCCCAGGCCACCGATTACGTCAATTACATCTGGAACGGCGAGTGCAACGGGTTCCTCGTGCTCGCCACCGCCATTCAGGACGCGCTACAGGTCCGCAACGGCATCATCAAGGTTTATTGGAGCACCGAGCGCGACTACGAGACCGAGCACCTGACCGGGCTCACCGACGACGAGCTGACGATGCTGCTCGGCAACCCCGAGATGGGCATCCCGCCGTCTGAGGAGGGCCTGGAGGTCATCGGCCACACGCCGACCGAGACGTTCATCCCGGCCGGTCCTGCCGGTCCCGCGCAGGTTCTGGTGACGCATGACATCGTTCTGCGCCGCGTCACCACCAATGGCGGTCTCCGCGTCGAGAATGTCGCCCCGGAAGAGTTCGGCATCTCGGCCCGCGCCAAGACGATTGATGACGCCGCCTGGGTCTGGCACCGCGTCCGCACCACCCGCTCGGACCTGATCAAGCAGGGCTACCCGCAGGACGTGGTTGACGACATCCCGGCCTATGGCATCCACCCGGAGGACTATCTTCGGCGCGGCGTCGGCGACCGGGACCACCTCTCCGGCGAGCAGGGCTACGGCGCCACCGAGGAAGTCGAGATCGTTGAGTGCTACGGCTTTGCTGACCGCGACGGCGACGGCATCGCGGAGAGCCGCAAGGTCATCGTTACGGGCTCGGAGGGCGCACGCAAGATCCTGCTGGACGAGGAGTGGAACGACGAACGCCCGTTCGTGGATCTGCGGCCGCACATCGTCCCGCACCGCTGGCAGGGTCGGTCAGTGGCCGATCAGACGATGGACCTGCAGCGGGTTCAGACGGCGCTGTGGCGCGGCTTGCTCGACAATGCGTACGAGCAGATCCGCCCGATGTACGAGGTCGTGCAGACCAACGTCATCAACCCGGATGAGGTGCTGAACCGGACCTTCGGCGGCGTCGTCCGCACCAAGCAGGCCGGCTCCGTCAACCCGCTGATCGTCCCGAACGTCATCCCCAACGTGATGAACGCCATCGCGTCGGTCGATAAGACCACCGAGCGGCGCACGGGCGTCTCGGACGCCACGCCAAGCCTCGATGAGACGGCCATCGTCCAGCAGACGGCGACGGCGAGCCAGTTGGAGCACGATGCCGGCTACGCCCGCACCGAGCTGGTCGCCCGCATCATGGCCGAGATGGGCCTCAAGCCTCTCGCTCGGAAGATGCTCAAGATCATCGTCGCGAACCAAGACAGGCCCAGGACCATCCGCCTGCGGGACGAGTGGGTGGAGATGGACCCGCGGTCCTGGGACGCCGACATGGATGTGGATATCAACGTCGGCCTCGGCACCGGCAGCCGGCAACGCGATCTCGCCATGCTGGGTCAGGTGCTGAACCAGCAGGAGATGATCATCAAGCAGTTCGGCTTGAACAACCCGGTCGTGGACGTGCCCAAGGTTGTCGGCACGCTGCACAAGATGGTCGAGGCGTCGGGGCTCAGAAATCCCGAGCAGTTCTTCGCCCTGCCGAGCCCGCAGGATGTCCAGGCGTACATGGCCAGCAAGCCGCCGCCGATGGATCCGCGCATCGCCGCCGTCCAAGCGCGCGCCCAAGCAGAGGAGCGGCGCTTCCAGCTTCAGCAGCAGATTGCAGGTGCGAAGCTCCAGCTTGAGGAGCAGTCGCGGGCGCGGAAGGTCCAGACCGACGCACAGGCCGATGCCGTCGAGGCCCAAGCCGACCTCGAACAGATGCGCGCCAAGCTGCAGCTTGAGGCCGAGATGAAGCGGCAGGAACTGGCGCAGGAGTTCGAGCTTCGGCGGCAGGAACTGGAGCTAGAGGCCGAGTTGAAGATGCGTGAGATGGCCCACGGCCTGCACGTTTCCGGCATGGCGCAACTGGTGAGGCCGCAATGAGCGACATCCAGTCTGACGGCATCCGCGCCCAGCAGCTTCTGGACGACGACCTGCTGCAGCGCCTGTTCAAGCAGGCCGAGGACAGCGCGGTCGATGCCCTCGCCGCCCTCACCGTCAAGCAGTGCGGCGACCATGCCGTGCTGATCACCCTCGTTCAGCAGCTCCAGGCAGCCCGTTTCCTGCCGCAGCAACTGAAGGAAGCCGTCACGGCCAAGAAAGAGGCCGAACGGACACCGCCCGCCGTCGCGTAGACGGCTCAACCCGCGCCGCGATCCGACACTGACCGGGCACCCGCCGCGCTACCCGAGAAAATCTGATGGCTCACTCTGCTGCTCCCGCCGCGGAACACGAGAACCTGCGCAATCTCAACCACTCCGACATCCGCGATGTCGCCGACACGATGTCGGATGACGACTTTTTCGAGCACTTCGCCGACAGCCCGTCCTCCGATCACGAACAGCATGAGCGTGAGGACACCGAGCTTTCCGCCGAGGCCAAGCGCGCCGCGGAAGACATGAACCTTGATGACGGCGAGGAAGCCGCCAAGGAGCCCCGTAGAGCCCGAAAGACCCAGGCCAGCGAAGATGAGGCCGACGATGCGGACGAAGCCGCTGACGAGGCTCCTGAGCGCACTGAAGAGGATGAGGGCGAGGAAGAGGCCGAGGGCGAAGCGAGCCCCGAAGCCAAAGACGCCGACAAAGACGCCAAGCCAGACCGGCTGAACCTGCGCGATGACACCACCATCGTCATCGACGGGCAGGAGATCAACGGCGCCGAGGTCAAGCGCGGGTTCCTTCGTCAAGCCGACTACACCCGCAAGACGCAGGAGGTCGCGCAGGAGCGGCAGCAGGTTCAGGCCCTTCGGCAGCAGATCGCCGCGCAGGAGCAGGAACTCGCGCAGATCCTCGACCTCGCGACCGAGGTCACGCGTGGCGTGCTGCCCAAGCCGCCGGCCATTGAGAATTACGACACCAACAACCCCGCCTCGCTCGGTCAGTACATTCGCGACCAGCAGGCGTATCAGCAGCAGATCAAGGGCCTGGAAACGCTGGTCCAGTCGCGGCAGGCGACCGTCCAGCAGCAGGAGGCGCAGCGTCGCGCCGAGCTACAGGCCCAGCAGCACGAGAGCCAGCAGCAGATGCAGGCCCGGCTGCAAAACGAGCTTCGTCTTCTGCAGGAACGCATTCCGGAGCTTCGCACCCGCGAAGGCTGGAACACGCTGAACGCAGATGTCGAGAAATACGGCAATGCTTGGCACCTGACACCGGGTGACGTGAACGGGCTTCAGGACCACCGCATGTACGCGGTGCTGAAGGACGCGCTCGCCTACCGGAAGCTGCAGGCCGCCAAGCCAGCCGCCGTCAAGCAAGTACAGGCCGCACCCCCGATCCGACCGGCTGCACGGCAGTCGTCGGGCACTCGTGCCGCGGACCCCAACCGATCCGCCCAGGAAGCCTTTCGCAGGAACCCCAACGCCCGCACGGCGGCGGCGACCCTGCCGGACGACTGGATCCTATGAGCTTGCCGGCCGCGCTGGTCCGCGTGACCGCCGCCGGCTGATCTGAGAGCACCCCCACCATGGCACAGGTTGCCGGTACAACTGACACCTATGCGTCCCGCGGCATTCGCGAGGATTTGCAAGACAAGATCTATATGATCTCGAAGGCCGACACCCCGTTCATGACGGCGGTCGGCGAAGGGCGGGCCACCTCGACCCGTCACGAGTGGCAGACCGACGTTCTGGCCGCCCCTGACACGACCAATGCGCAGATCGAAGGCGACACCTACGCCTACGCCATCGCGACGCCCCCGGCCCGCATCGGCAACTACACCCAGATCTCGCGTAAGCCGGTCCTCATCTCGGGCACCCTTGAGGTGGTCAAGAAGGCCGGTCGTTCGAGCGAGATGAAGTATCAGGCCATGAAGGCCGGTATGGCCCTCAAGCGCGACATGGAGGCCATCCTGACCTCCGGGCAGGGGTCCAACGCCGGTTCTGCGGCTGGCGGCTCGGCCCGTAAGACGGCCGGTTTCCAGGCGTTTTTGACCACCAACGTCAGCCGCGGCGTCGGTGGCGCCAACGGCGGCTTCAACAGCGGCACGGGCCTCGTTGCGGCTCCGACTGCCGGCACCGGCCGCGCCATGACCGAGACCATGGTCAAGGACATGCAGCAGTCGGCGTACATCGCGGGCGGCAACCCCGACGTGATCATGCTGCCGCCGGCTCAGAAGCGCTCGTTCTCGTCGTTCACGGGTATCGCGCAGAGCCGTCGCGAAACCGGCAACCGTCTGGCCACCATCATCGGCGGCGCGGACGTGTATGTCGGCGACTTCGGCGAGCTGACCGCTGTCCCGAACCGTCAGATGGCGGCTGGCGTGGCTCTTGGCCTCGATCCGAGCTTCGTGTCTGTAGACTATCTCCGTCGTATGTTCGTGGATAAGCCTGCCAAAGACGGCGATGCTCTCAAGCGCATGATGGTCGTGGAGTATACTCTTGCCGTTCTCAACGAGGCGGCCAACTTCATCATCGCCGATCTTACCTGATCGGATCTTAGCTGACCTGATCTCGTCGGGAGAGATCTAACCTCAGCAACCCCCAAAACTAGCGGAGATCCCCGGCGCTACGGCGTCCGGGGTCTCTAGCCATGTCATGGAGCATTCCAATGGCTCGTCCTCGTAACGACGCAAACAAGACCGACACCCCCGAAGTCCCGCAGACCATCCCGGTCGCTCCCGAGCGGCTGCAGGGCCTGCCGGAGGGTGAGAGCAACATCAACACCGAGTATCCGACCACCGCTGACGGCCTGGAGGTCAAGGGTCCGCACAACATCGTGGACACCACCCCGCTCGGCGACAACAGCCCGGTCGGTGATGCCCGTGCGGGCGTGTTCGCTGACCCGCCGGTTCCCGGCATCGACCCGGCCAGCAACATCCCGGTCGAGATGATGGACGGTCGCGCCCCGCGTCCGGCCACGGAGACCCGCACCGCCGGCCAGACCGGCCCGGACTATCAGCCGCGCCAGCACAAGGGCGGTGTCCAGCTTCGTCTCAACACGAAGTACTGGCCCAAGCAGCGCCCCGACGATCTGCACCCCGATACCGAGTACGTGCTGCACCCCGGCCAGGAAGTGAGCCTGCCTTCTGAGGAGGCCATGGACTTGCTGGAGCGCGGCCACGCCGAGCGCGTCAACAAGCGCGGCTGATCGGCTGAGCATGTCTGACGATCTGGCAGCCCTCGGACTGACCGGACACGAGCCCCCCGTCGAGTACATCGACGGGTGGGCCGTGATGCACCGCGACCACCTCACGGGCCGGATTGAGCTGGCCTACGTCGAGGAAGGCGCGGGGCCGAACGGTCAGGACCTCTGGCACTTCAAGAGCCTTCAGGACTGCTCGCAGCTCCTGGATGAGAACGCCGCCCTGCGTGCGATCAACGAGGGCAAGCGCTGGGGCGATGGCCTCCAGCACGTTGCCAGCGTGCCCATGAACATCTGGGCCAACCGGCTGAGCGAGCCCTCCAAGCAGGGCGACAGCGCCTTCATCAAGCGCTGGCTCAACAACTCCGATCACGCGGCCTTCCGCACGAAGACGGGAAAGCTCTGAGCCGATGGCGCTTCCGCTGATCAACATCGGAACCGGCGTTGAGACCGGCGACGGCGATGAACTTCGTATCGCGTTCGGAAAGGCCAACGCCTACTTCACCGATCACGAGACGCGGATCAGCGCCAACACGGTGACGCTGAACGGTCTCGGCAGCGCGGCCACCCGCAACGTCGGCACGGCGACGGGCACGGTGGCTGATGGCGGGGCGCTTCAGTCCGAGATCACCCGCGCGCAGGCTGCCGAGGCCCTGCTGGCCCCGCTGGCGAGCCCCGCCTTCACCGGCACGCCGACAGCCCCCACGGCCACCTCTGGCGATAACAGCACGGCACTCGCCACGACAGCGTTCGTGCAGAGCGCGGTGGCTGGCGGCGGTGTGCAGGCCGTCCTCTACGGCAGCAGCCAATCGCTCAGTCTCGCGCAGCAATCGACGGCGCGGGGGAACATCGGCGCGGCGGCGTCCGGCAACAACACCGACATCTCATCGCTCGCCGGGCCTTCGCTCGGGGCCGCGACGGCCGCGACGGCGCCCGCGGGCTCTAACACTTCTCAGGTCGCTAACACGGCGTTCGTGGCCACTGCGATCTATAACTACAACGCGACCGTCTCGTCGTATTACGCGCCGCTGGCGTCGCCTAATTTCTCGGGCACCGTCACGTTCGCGACAGGTTCCGGGCCGTACGTTACCGCCGCTAGTGTCTCCGCAAGCACGCATGCCGTGTCCCGGCGAGCCGGTTTCGCAATTGGCGACTGGCTTCTTGCCCAGGACAGCAATGGAAACGGCACGAAAGACTTTTTTGTCTATAGCGGTGCGGCGGGGGTACCGCTATCCATCAGCACGGCCGGCGTTGCGACGTTTCTGTTCCCGCCGTTTGCCCCGGACCCGGCCGCTGGTGACAACAGCCCGAGGCTGGCGACGACGAGCTTTCTTGCATCCAACGTGGCGCGCACGGACATCGCGCAGTCCCTCACGCCCGCGCAGCTAACCCAGGCGCGAGCGAACCTCTTTGTCCCCGATATCTCCGCGATGCAGGGGCACAGCCTCCTGATCAACGGCTTTCACAACGTCTCGCAGCAGTACGGGACGACGGCGACCGCGATTGCTAGCAGTACCTACTCGACCGATCAGTGGCAGATCTTCCAGACCGGGACGATGGCAAGCACCTTTCAGCAGGTGCAGGGTCCGTTCCCCAGCCAGCCGGACATCCCGAACGGCCTCAAGATCTCAATCACGACTGCTCAAGCTGTGCTCGGGGCCGGTGACTACATCATGCTCAGCCAGCCGCTTGAGGGCACGAACCTCGCCCGGCTTAACTACGGCAGTGCTAACGCCAAGACCGTGACACTGGCCTGGATGATCCGGCCGAGTATTGCGCTTACCGGGTATGTCAGCCTCTTCGCAGGAGGTTCGAACCGCACCATCGCGCAGCGGTTTACGGCTGCGGCCAACACCGACACGTTCGTTTACCTAACGATCCCCGGCGACACGGCGCAAACGTTGCTACTCACCAATGCGCTGTCGCTACAGGTCCGCTGGTGCTTCGGCACCGGCGCGACCTACCAGGGCACGGCCAATACGTGGTCCGGCAACAACGTCCTGGCCGCCTCCGACGTGACCAACCTCGCCGCCACGGTCGGCAACAACGTGGTGATCTCGGGCGCGGTGATGCTGCCCGGCGTCATCCCGATCTCGCAGAGCATGCTGCCGCTGCTCGCGCGGCGGTACGACGATGAGCTGCGGCTGTGCCAGCGGTATTATGAGACCGGGAATGGTCTGCTGCAGGCCAATGCATCAGGTACACTAGGCGTCACACACGCCTTTAAGGTGCCAAAGCGCAACGTCGGATCGGTCGCCTTAACGCAAGGCGGCAACAATAATGTTCAATCCTTCTCCGCAAGTACTGTATATCCGGATAGTTTTACCGTTCAGATAACCGGGAATTCCGGTGCAGCCTATTCATATTATACGTTTGCCGCCAACGCGAGAATGTAGCCATGACCATCCCAGCCCAAGGCGCGGATGGCATGCCCGCCCCTCTCTCCCCCATCCTCTGATCCGCGGAGAGCCCCGTGGCCTTAACTCTCGCCGACAAGGTAGCATCGTTCGCTGCCGACGAACCCGATTGGCAGATTGCCGACGCGCTCAATGCGCCGGACGCGACCGCCAACGGCACCAAAACGGTCGATGCGGCGATCTCCGACGCCCGCGCGATCCTCATGACGAGCGGCGCCTGGGGCGGCATCTGCCTCACCGCCGAAGACACGACCAAGCCGGCTCAGGTCCGCGCGCTGTGCGTGACGGTGCGAGATGCGCATCAGTACCTGACGTCCTTCAAGATGACCGATCCCAAGACCGCCGCTGCGGTCACGGGCATGGTGGACAGCCTGCTCGCGGCGACGCTGATCGACCAAGCCACGCACGACGCGCTCCTGGCGCTCGGCACCGTCCCGGCCTCCTGGGCCGATCTCAACAACAACGGCCAGCCAGTCGATGCGCGTGCGGTCGGCCTCGCTCGGGGAGCTAAGGCGTGACCACAGCGAAATGGGCTACCCCTGGCACTGCCTCTGCCAACCTCGCCGGCACCGCGCTCGACAGCCTCGCCAACGGCTCGACCTCGGCGTTCCTGACCACCTACGCCAACGGCACGGCGCTCGACCTGTACGCCGGCCTGCTGATCAATCTGGGCAGCATCACCCCGACGACGGGCGGCTCGATCACCGTGCGGGTGTTCGCGAGCGTCAACGGCACGGCACCGGACAACACGGCAGCCCAGGGCGGGGGTGACGCGTACACCGTGCCTCTGGCGGCGGGCGCGAGCGCCAAGGTGCTCACCGTGCCGATGATCCGGCTCTACCCAGGCAACATCTACGTCGCGGTGACGAACAACGCGGGCGTGGCGCTGGCGGCGAGCGGCAACAGTCTTGTGCTCGTGCCGTTCGCTGAGCAGGCGAACTGATGCCCCGCGGTGTCTCGCTTTACGACGAGGCGCAGTTGCAGGGGCGGCTGTGGACGCCGGCCGTCGCGCGGGACCGCGTAACGTTGGAGTTCGACGTCTCGCAGTTCACGGTAGACGCGGATGGCTCGGGCAACGTCCAGACGTGGCGGAACGCCAGCGCATCGAGCAACAACGCGACGCAGGCGACATCAACGGCCCGACCCGCGTTGACGAACAATTACGCAAATGGGCGCACCTTCATCGTTGGGGCCGCTAGTAAATACCTGAACCTTACATCTGCGCTTGCCGCAACGGACTGCACAATCTATGCAGTCTTTCAATACACGGGAACGGCGTCTTCCTATCGAACCATCGTCGCAAACGCCTCAAGCACCAATTGCGCTTATTTCGGAGCGCAAAGCAATAATACCAATCTTGTGATGGGGCGCTCATCCGTGGTTGATGAGCTGACCATCGCCGTCCCGTTTGTCGGTTATCATGTTGCCTCCTGTCGCTTCGCCTACTTATCCGGCACGGGGAATACGCACGTCATCGGCATCAACGGCACGTTGGCGACAAAGACGACGGCAGCCGCGACCTACGGCAGCGGTATCAATCAAATCCTTGCCGACCGAGGCTCTGCGGCGTGGACGGGCGGGTTCGGCCACCTGATCGTGTTCGCGGGCCGGCACACTGATGACGAGATGCGCCGCTTTGAGGGGTATCTGGCCTGGAGATGGGGGCTCGTCGCCAACCTCCCCGCCGCGCACCCCTTCAAGAGCCGCCCGCCCCTGATCGGAGGATAGCCTATGCTCCGCGTCAGAGCCCCCTCCACCACGCTCGCGCAGGGCTCGGCCAGCACGGGCACGCAGACCGCGACGCTGGCGGCGACGGAAGCGCAAGACACGGCAGCGTTTAGCGCTGTCATCCCGCAGACCGCGACACTCGCGGCAACGGAAAGCAGCGATACCGCGGCGCTCAGCGCCTCAGCGGTCACGACGGCGGCGCTGGCGGCCACGGAGAGCCAAGACACCGCCTCGGTCGCGACCTCGACGGCAACGACGGCGGCGCTCGCCAGCACGGAAGGACGGGACACGGCAGCGGTCGCCGCGTCCACGGCAACGACAGGCTCGCTCGCGGCCTCTGAGGCGCCCGACACGGCGGCGATTTCCGCCACGACCGGTGGGACCGGCGCCTATCTGGCGGCGACCGAGCAGCCCGATACGGCCGCTATCACCGCCACGATCCCGCAGCAGGCGACGCTGGCTGCAAGCGAGGCGCGAGATACCGCGGCCATCGCTGCCGTCGTCCCGCAGCAGGCTGTTCTGGCTGCCACCGAGCAGCCCGACACGCTCGCGGCATCCGGCACCATCCCGACCCAGGCGGCTCTGGCGGCCACCGAGCCGTCCGATACCGCCGCCATCTCGGGCTACAACGGCACCCAGACCATCGGCGTGCTCGCGGCCACTGAGGCGAGCGACGCCGCTGGCTTCGCAGCCATTCAAGTCCCGCGCCCCAATGCCGTCCTCGGCGCTCGGCGCGGCGGCCAATACGTCCTCACGGCTCGGCGGAATACCCCGATCCAGATTACGGCCCGCCGGGTCGCCTAACAGGAGCCTCAAATGGCAGTGAATTACTCGACCGCGGCGGCGACCGGCCGTCTGCAAGTCATGGCCGATCTGGTCGCCGGCAAGACGCTCGGCGCGGCCACCGGCACGGCGACGGCGGGGCAGCTCGTCATCGGCACGTCCAGCCTGTCCGGCGCGACCGGCGTCCTGGCGACCATCGCGCTGCCGACCACGGCCTTCACGGTCAGCGGCAAGGTTGCGACGCTCCAGGGCGCCCCGCTCTCGGCCAATCCTTCCGCTGCTGGCACCGCGGCGCTCGCCGAGATCCGCAACAACAGCGGCACCACGATCATCAGCGGCCTGACGGTCGGCACGTCCTCGGCCGATATCACCGTGAACACGACGACGGTCGCGACGGGCGTTCCCTTCCAAATTTCAGGGGGAACGATCACTCACCCCTGATCCCTGTAGCCCGCCCGCAAGGATGCATTCGTGAGCACAACCGCAGCGCCTGACGCCGGCCTGACGCTCGTTGCCGGCAACCCGGCAACCGTCCAGATCGTCTACCCCATAGACGCCACCGGCTACTCGGCGACGTGGAGTTATGGCGTTTATAACCTCGACGGGACGCGCGGGATTGCCCTCGCGACCAAGACGCTCGGCAATGGGCTGCAATACGTCCTGAATGGCAGCACGCCGTCGTTCTACCTGACGCTGACGAGCGCTGACACGGCCGGACAGGCGCCGGGCAGCTATTGGACGCAGTTTCAGGTCTACGCGCCGGGCGGTGCGCTCGATGGCGTCACCGATGACGTGCTGACCCTGACGGCCGTGGAGGGCGCCGCTCCGGGTGCGGTGGTCGGAGGCGGATCTGGCCAGACGGTTTTGGGCGGGGCCTTCGCGCTCACGGCTGACACCGACATCCTGACAGCGGACGGCGGCATTCGGGGCTCGCCGCAGCCGAGTTTTGCCACCCTGACGGATCGCGTACTCGACTACCTCGACCGGCCCGAACTGGCCGACAAGGTGCCGATGTGGATCCAAGCGTGGCAGGCCAAGCTTAACCGGCTCCTGCGCGTCGGCGGCCTGGAGGCGATGGCGTCGCTGGTTCCCAGCCCGATCACGGGCGGTTGCACGCTGCCGCGCGACTATCAGGCGTGGCGCTCGGTCCAGTATGCAGCCGGCGGCCGGACCTACGATCTGGAATACGCCACGCCGGATGTGATTGCGCAGCGTACGCCGTGGGCTGTCGGCGGCTTCCCGCACCTGTTCACCATCAAGGGGCAGATGCTGTTCCCGGTGCCGGCCGGTGGCCCGATCCTGCTGACCTACTACAAGGGCGTGCAGCCCTATCTCGCCAGCATGTTCAACGATTGGGTGCTGATCAACCATTACGACATCTACCTCTACGGCGTGCTGTCGGAGGCCGAGAAGTTTCTCAAGAACGACGAGCGGGCCGCATCTTGGCTCGCGGAAGCAGCCACCGCCCTCAATGACCTGATCAACGCTGACCGTGACGCGCGGTGGGGCCGGGCGCGCGTGATGATGTCGGGGGCCACGCCGTGAGCGCGACTGCTGCGCCCGCAGCCGTTCCCGCGCCGCCGCTCGCCGTCCCGTTCGGCGCTTGGGAGCCGGACAAAGCGACCCTCGACAGCTCGTCCGCGCTGATCGCCGAGAACGTCTTTCCGCAGGCGACCGGTTACGGCCCCGTCCCGGCGCCCAATCCCGCAACCCTGGCGCTGCCTGATCGCGCCCGCGGCTCCATCGCGGTTCGCAAGTCGGACGGAACTTGGGTCTTCTACGTCGGCACGAAAAACAAGCTCGTCCGCTTCAACACGGCAACGCTGGGTTGGGATGATGTCAGCGGGCCGGGGCCGTACCTGCTGCCGGACGGCGATTACTGGTCGTTCGCGCTGTACGGCACGCTGCTCATCGCCACCCATACGGGCGCGCTGCCGCAGACCATCAACATCGAGAGCGGGTTGGCGTTCGCGAACCTCGCCTACACCTCGCCCGACCCGCCGCCGCATGCGCGGTTCGTCGCCGTCGTCAACGAGTTCGTTTTCCTCGCCGGCCTGCTCGACAATGAGAACGCCGTGCAGTGGTCGGCCATCGGCGACCCGAGCTACTGGACGCCGGGCCTGCGCGATAGCGACATTCAGGTGCTGCCGGACGGCGGGCGCGTCACCGGCATCGTCGGCGGCGAGGCCGCCATCGTGTTCCAAGAGCAGGCGATCCAGGAGTTCATCTTCGCGGCCGGCTCCGGTCAGGTGTTCCAGCGGACCAAGCTGGAGATGGACCGGGGCGCCGTCGCGCCGTGGTCGGTCATCAAGATCGGCGCGAACATCTTCTACCTGGACCGCGATGGGTTCTACATGTTCGCGGGCGGCGTGAGCCAGCCCATCGGCAAAGAGCGCGTGAATGCCTGGATGCGGCGCAACGCCGATCCGACCTACCTCCAGGCCGCCAAGACGTGCGGCGACCCGACCGGGACGCGCGTGCTCTGGGCCTTCAAAAGCCAGAACGCGGCCGACCCGACGACCCTGGACAAGGTTATCGCTTACGACTTCGTGCTCGACCGCTGGTCCGAACTCGACCTCGTGCTGCATGACTGGCTGCGCGCGGAGACGGAGCCGCTGTCGTTCGACAACCTGACGGGCGACGCCGACACGCAGACGGGGGCGTACGACTTCCTCGGCGGCCTGTCGTCGGACAGCGCCCTGTTCTCCGGTGGCGTGCCCATCGTCGGCGTGTTCGGCTCCGACAACAAGCTGTCGCTGCTGGAAGGCCCGAGCCTGGAGGCCAAAATCGGCACCCCATGGGTACAGGTAAACCGGCCCAAGCGCGCCTATGCGGACGGGGTTCGGATCGACACCGACGCCTCGGCGTGGTTCGCCACCGTCTCGACCCGTGAGAGCCTCGCGCTGGCGGACCCGGTGCGCGAGCGGCCCGAGACCGGCCCGAATGCCGAGCGGTTCGCTCCCTGCCGGGCCTCTGGTCGGTATCATCAGGTGATGGTGCGGATCGCGGCGGGCGACCCGTGGACCTACGCGCAGGCGGTGGAGCCGATGCTGCGGGATGCGGAGGGGCTGCGATGAACACCGTCTCGCTGAACGCCGACACCCGCCAACTGGCGCAGGCGGTGCGTGAACTGGTGGCGGGCGGGACCAATGCCGCGGGCAGCTTTACCCTTGCGGTCGGAGCCACCTCAACGCCGGTCAAGGACACGCTGGCGACGCCGGGTTGCTGGATCCTGATCAGCCCGACCTCGGCCAATGCGGCAGCCGCAAAGGCGTTCGTCTCGGCCAAGGCCAGCGGCACGTTCACGGTCACGCACGCCGCAGCGGCGGCTGGCTCCACCTTCGATTACCTGCTCCTGCACGGATGATCCTGACCCCCGTCGAAACCCAACTGGTGCCGGCGGTCTGGCCCAGGATCCAAGATTGGATCGTGCGGGCCTGCGAGCGGGTGCCGTCAGACCTCACGGTTGAGGGCCTGCGCGATGCCTGCCTCGATGGCAAGGCAACGCTGGTGCTGATCGGCGCCTCGGCCTTGCAGCCGGTGGCCGCTGGCATCCTTGAAATCCGGCACCTGTCGGACGGCACGAAGACGGCGTGGATCCTGGCGCTCGGCGGCTCCGGTCTGCGCGCGTGGCGCGACACGCTGAAGATCATCGAGGACGGCTCACGGGCGCAGGGCTGCGCCTCCGTCGAGTTCGCTGGCCGCCCCGGCTGGGCGCGCGCGCTCACCGGCTACGACTGCAACGTTCATTTTAGGAAGGCACTCTGATGGGCGGCGGTCAGACGCAAACCCAGAACAGCATTCAGACCACCGAGACCTCGCCCTGGAACCCAGCGCAGCCGGGGCTGATGAAGGCGCTCACCGACGCCGGCACCCTGTACGATGCCGGCATTGGCAACGGCATCTATTCCGGCCCGCGCGTCGCGGATCTGTCGCAGAACCAGCAGGCCGGCATCCAGAGCACGATGGATCAGGCCGCGTCCGACAATGCCGGCGGCGTCGGCGTCTCGGGCCTGCAGAACATCATCAATTCCGGCGGCATGAACGCCTACACGCAGCAGGGCATCGCCAACCTGATGTCGATTGCCCCGATTGCGGGCGTCGGCAGCGTGCTCAGCGCCGCGCACCTCGACAACAACGGCCTCACCGCCGGGCAGAACACCGGGCTTGGACAGCTTGCGGCCGTGCAGGGCGCGAGCACCAGCGACCTCAACAACCTCGCGCAGTACATCCGCAACGACGCGAACCCGGTCAACGGCACCGCCAACAGCTTCATGAGCGGGGCGCGCGATCTGACCACGATCCCGCAGTTGCAGAGCCTGTACAACCAGACCCAGGCGCCGAGCTACGCGGAGCAGAACTTGGCGGGGGTTGCCAAGGGCGATTACCTCGACCCGACCACGAACCCCTACGTCCAGGCGCTCGTCAAGAACGCCAACCAGAACGCCGATACGGCCACGCGCGAGGCTTACGCGGCGTCCGGCAGGTACGGAAGCGGCAACTTCGCTGGGGCGATGACCAAAGCCATCAGCGATGTCGATACAAATCTCTACGCCAACCAGTACAACACCGAGGCGCAGCGCCAACTTCAGGCCAACCAGTTGACCGACGCCGCCAAGCAGGCGCGCCTCGGCCTCGGCCAGAGCATCACGGGCGACATCTCCAACGTCCAGAACACCAACAACCAGAACCGGCTGGCCGGCGCCGGCCTCGCACAGGGGCAGCAGGCGCAGGCGGCCAACGTCCTGGGTCAGGTGCTCGCCGGCAACCAGTTCAACAGCACCCTCGATCTTAACAAGGCGATGGGGGCGCTCAACACCTACGGGCAGGGCGCTTCCGCCAACCTGACCGGCGCCACGACGGATGCGGCCAACACCCTGAACACGCAGCAGTTCAACACGAACCTGTCGCTGCAACAGGCGATGGGCGAGATCGGCGCGGGTCAGAGCGCGCAGAACGCGGTAATGCAGGCGATTGGCGGCTTGGGCTCTGCGGACGCGCTCCGCTACGCTCCGGCGAGCAACCTCCTCCAGGTCGGCGGCCTCCAGCAGTCTCAGGCGCAGAACCAGATCAACGCTGCGCAGCAGTACTTCAACGAGACGCAGCAGACGCCCTGGCAGGCGCTGTCGGAGTATGCCTCCTTCCCGACCGCGATTGGCTCGATGGGCGGGCAGTCCGTCTCGCACGGCACGACGCAGACCAAGACCAGCGGCGTGAGCCCGCTGCAGTCGATCCTGGGCCTCGGCACGTCGCTGCTCGGCCTCGGCACGGGCGGCGGTGCGACGCTGGGCGGCGGCCTGCTGAGTGGCCTGTTCTCCGACGAGCGCCTGAAGGAGAACGTCAAGGAAGTCGGCGAGCTGCACGACGGCCAGAAGCTGTACAGCTACA